ATGTTTGGATGGATTGTTTTAATTGTATTTTCTATTGCGGCTTGGTTATTATGGGAATCAGATAAAAATGGTTGGGCTTTGATGAGTCTCATTGGTGTAATTGTAGGGATAATGATGATATTTAGTATTGGACCGTTTAAATGGCCCGGTTATACCAATCCTGAACAAGCAATTAATTTTGCAGCCAAGAGAGATCAATTTAATATCACATTGTATACCGTTGATGATGTGGGTGGTGCAGGCCCTACTGCGGGTAATGCAATATATATTTTAGAGAACACACACAAAAAAGGGTATGTATTTAAACACGATGGCAAATATTTTTACTTACTTGAAAGGGTAACGTATATTGACAACGTAAATGATCCTACAAGTAAATACTCATATGCAGTTGATGCAATTCCTGTAGATCAGAAGGGGGATATACCGGGAGATTATAGAAGTGTAAACATTCAAGAATATACAGGAGGGCATGCAAAAGAGGCTGTCGGGTTAAAATACTCAGATCTCCCATTTTAACACAAATTTCATACCCGGCCGAAATTTCTCTTTTTTCTTGATTTTCTACTACCCGAGAACTATCTGTCTATGCCCACGCCTGCCCCGCGTGAGCATTTTTTTGTAAAAAAATAGCCCGTACCAGCCGAAGCCAGTACGGGTATAGTTTAACCAATAAATAGTTTGTTACTAGGAAAAAACATACGTAATAAGATGTGGCCTGATGACGTTACATTAAAAAATTGACATCTATGCCTTATTTTTATATCAAGTTTGGCATAACTTGTACCAAAATTGTGTTGTTAAAAATGAAGCTCGCTCACAACTAAACCAGTACTACACTTAAGCATATAAATAGTGTCTATTTAGTCTAAATACCCCATAATTTCAACTATACTATCAATATCAACAAACAAGGGATATGTGTCAGGTATCATCATTGTCTGCTTGTCATCATAGTCATAGTGTAAATATCTAAAATTATAACGCGTATAAAATTCCAAGGCATCTGGCAGCGATCCCACTACTATCCCTATAAGGCCGAGATTAAAAAGGTGTCTCATTTTAATTACATTTTTGAATATATCAAGAATCATGCTTGCACCCACATGCATATCCTGATACTTTTTAGCAACTCCGAACCACGAAATCTCAACTGCAGGTAATACAATACTTTGATTATTATCTTCCGGAAGGCTGCGCAACTCATTAAACATCCTTCTATCATACGGTGTTTTTACCTCAATAATACTGGTAGAAATCGTATAATAACTAACAAGTTGTGTCTCATCATAATAAACCGTAGTTGATCGTATATTATTACTCTCATCTTCTAGGGCCTTCGTTTTCAAGTAATTATTGACTAGATTATTCCCACAATCAAATTCATTTAATAGATGATCATCAGTTAGACCGGAAATGTTACTTTTGCGTATCAAATAGTATCGTTGCTTTTCTCAAGGAGGTAACCGCCCTATTGATGCCTTTACGCCGTGAAATAGTATCATGTCCCATAGTACTAGGCAGTAAGTTACTCATTATATCGCGTAAATCATTGTGTTCTGAAGCTGTAATAACCTGCTTTAAACTTTTCCTATCATTCACAACAGCCATAGTTATTCCTCCCTCTTATCGATAACTTTTCATTAATTATAGTGGATTTTCGCTGACTTTGTAAAGCATTATTATCTTGCTCTGACATAAACTTACATATTTGAATTAGCTAACTCTTAATTTATAGCTGGGATAAATCGTGGAATCAATAGTCTTTCCATTTAATTTAACTAGCGTATTCATCCCCATAGAGAATCGCTGGGCAATTACCCACCATGAATACCACCCGCTAATTGCCAGTAATGTAGTTTCACAGTAGTGAGTATTAAAGTTGCACGATTTCTCATGTATTCCTATGATAATAATGGAACCTAGTAATAATCTGGTTTTCTCTTTCGCTAAGATACTTTTTCTTATGTATTAGCCGTCTGCCCTCACAGCAGGTGGCTTTTTACGAAAAAAATTCCCCACGCCGAAGCGCAGGGGAATTAATCAAGTTATAACTATCATCTAGAAACTACACTAGAGACAATTAATATTATACTTATTACTTGCTATTCTGTAAAGTATTGTAGTTATCTAATTAGCTATATTGACAGCTAATAATGCTAAATCTAAACTCTCACTAACAAAATATACAGGCAAGCAACACAAAAAAATCTTCCACCCATCAAGCAGAAGATTATCCTCATCACTTCCGGCACCACTAACCGACAATCTTGGAGGGATTTGAAAGCTGTGATACTAATAGCAGGACAAGGGACATAATAACACTTGTCGGTTTATATCACAATACCGAAAGTAATCTATAGAAAAATATTAATAAGTCCTTGTTATATTAATCAGGTTTAATGTATAATAACTGTGTTCTTTATTATCTTAGGAGAAACAGAACACCCATTTTATTTATTTAAACATTGGGCCAGTCTTGACTGGCTCTTTTTTATATATTTTGTTAACAAAAAATCCCCCACGCCGAAGCATGGGGGACTAGAACAGTTCACGATTATTATACTACTTTTTCTCCTGATTGTGAGACGGATTCTGACGTCGTTTCAGTGTCAGATGATGCAGAACTATTCACTGCAGCGACTGTGGACGTTGGTGTTTGCGCTTCGTCAGCAAATTTATTAGCCGTCGCTTCAACTTGGCTTTCCTCGTCACTTTTAACTGTTGGTGCTGTCACTGTTTGAACGTCAGTAATAACACCCAGCATCCCGAGGATCGTTAATACAGTATTAATAACGGCGACAATGGCTGACCAGTCACCAGTAAACTTAATGCCAAACATGGCAAAGATTTGTTGAATCAAAACGATCAGTAACGAAATAATCCCAGCAATCAACTTACCATTTAAACTTCCGTCGGCATTCTTAAAACTAATTTTTCTCATTTCTTTTGGTTTCCTTTTCATATAGATGTTTAAATTCCATGTCATGACCATCTAGCCGGCCTTCTACCTTAATGACCCGATTTTCAATCGCATTCATTGCTTCAGCATTTTGCTGCCTCACTTTTAAACTTTCATCGGTAAAATGGCTCAGCCGCTTGCCTAAATCGTTAAGCGGAATACGAACCGTTTTATTTAAAATCCAATTAGCCAATACACAAATACTAGTGATAATGGCAACAATGGATCCCCATTCATCCCAACCTAATCCTAATAGTGTATGCAATTACCGCACCACCAATCGCTGACCAGGATAGATAGTGGTGTAAATCGTCTTGCCGTTCTGACTAGCTAATGTAGTTATACTTAGGCCGTTGCGCTGAGCGATTGACCACCAGCTGTCGCCAGACTTGACTGTGTAATACGTATGAGTTGCACCACTCTTTACGTATTCCAGCGTATTGCTTGCCGGGCCGGTTGCTAGATAACCATAACCATTAAATCGTGGCTGACGTACCCAGCGATAACCATTCTGAATGATAGCTTGGTCAGTTTTGACCGTAGTCCCAGCTGGCAAGATAGCAATCACACTTGATGCCGTTGACGTGCCAGTGCGCAGCTTAACCGCCGTCTTGAGCGTATAGTTTTTTGACTCCTTGACCCACTTGACCGAATTAGATGGCTTGGAAGTGTTTTTGTTGGCCTCCTGGTTGTTATCATTAACGGCATCTGGATCGGTTGGCTTGACAGTTGATTTCTGACCAGCTGTGTAGTAATCAGTATAAAGTTGACTGACGTCAAAGCCACCGTAGCTAATCCGGAAACGAGCTGCCCCGGACCATTGCCAGGCATTGTTATTCGTATACCACTTCTGACCAGACATGACATAGGGGTAACCAGCAACCCAACCTGTTTTGCCCTTGATGGTCATCTTGTTGTTAGCCCATGATCCAGACGTATAAATGTCGGCCCGATAACCAAACTTCTGAATCTCTTTCATGAAGGCAGCATTGTTGCGGTCGTTGGCCGCTTGTGACAAGATTCCTTGTTCCTCAGCCGATTCTACGTCCGTTGCCAATACTGCGCCCACTGGTAGTCTGGCCGCTTTGGCTGCCTGACCAGCAAAGTCAGCTTCGGCAATTGCTTGAGCCTTAGTTTTATAATGGGCAAAGTGATAGCCGTTGACGTATAAGCCAGCTGCTTGACCATTAGCGATATTGCTAGCAGCATAGCCATCTTTGAAGGTTGTACCTTCACTAATCTTTACGGTAAGGGCCTTAACACCAAATTCATTACGCATCGAAACATACTCTGTCGTTGACATGTAGCCGTTGTTATTAGACACATCGACCATATCCATACGAGCAGCCTGACTGGTAACGTTGATCATTAAAAAGGCCATAAAAATGGCGCCCATCATTAAGATGAGTGCCTTTAATTTACGTTTATTCAATTGTCTACCTCCTATTTGTCATTCCTGATTGAACGGTCAAAAGCATCCTAAAATACACTGGCCTAGTCGTTTTAACTTATTAATTTTCAATTCACCATCTCTTCAAAGTTCATCTTTCACTTAATATTTATGATGTTGGCAATTCATTCTTAAGAATGGATTGCAGCACGCTCTGCGCCTCCGACATTGTAACATCGTCTAACTTCTTATCTGAAAAATCTGATTCAGTGGCAGTAACATTCGCATTCACATATGTGCCAGTTTCAGACTGATTAAATTGAGTGGATACAGATGAAATCCTGCCAGCAGTAAAACTCCACCCACCATTAACTGCAATTAGAGAGTCAATTATTGATGGAATCTTATCCACCGCACGTTTGGATAATTCTTTTTTTGTTAGATCATCGAAAGTTTCATCTTTAGCTAAGTCTGTCGGATAAATAGTGACATTTGCCGTAATAGTTACTCGACCTTCTACTTCGCCACGAAGACCTGCAATTACAGAACTCGTATTACCAGTTCCATCTATATTATAAGAGATGCTAGTGTTTAATAGCTCCATCTTTATTTCCCCTTTCCATATGCCTTATCTAACTGATCAAATACTAATGCGTATAATTCAGCAGTCTGACCGTCCAACTCGTATGGGTAATCTGCAAGTGCTTGATAGAGAGCTTTGATTCTTTCAGAATACTGGCTCACGTCAATAGTAATCACTTCATTGATTAATTCATCAAAGTTTGACTGTGCTTCGGCCATTGTGTAGTCATCTTTTAAAATCAATGTTTTCTTATCCGCTTGGTATACAAATTCCCCGTCATCATCAGTTTTGAAATAGACTTTCTGTGTGGCAGTACGATCTTCGTTAAATTGTTTGTCTGCATCAGCAAGACGCTTTCCGAGCCATGTTCGGCCCAACGATGCCCGACCCTTGAGCTTGTATTCCTGAAGTGCTTGATAAACGTTTACTAATTCACCATTCTTGAATCCTAATTGTACTGATGTTTTTGACATAATTATCCTTCTTTCAATTGTTTAACTTCTGATTCTAATTTGGTAATGCGATCTCGGTAGTTACGAATGATTGGGATAAGAGTCAATGTAATGCGATCATACATGAGCCCTTCTACTTCACCTCTGTCATTGTATTCTACTAATTCAGTTAATCCAGCATCGTCTACATCATCAGCAATCATACCGAAATAGCGGCGAGGATCTGGAGCTTGAGGATCTAATGTTTTGTTAAGAACTTCTGCTTTATCAAACCAATGCGCCGTTGGAACCTCCAGGATACGTTCGCCCATCCCAGTCTCGAATGATCGTTCGATATTTGTTTTATACTTAGAAGCCGAACTAGCTCTAACAATGGCACCATCATCAGCAACATAAACGTTAGCCGCATGACTGCTGGTTCGCATCCATGTGCTAAAGTTGTACAAGTAGTCACAATCCATAATAATGTTTGACCCATTCATACCTCCAGAAGAAGTACTAGTCTGTGTAGCACCAACCATAATTGAAGGACTGGCTGACCAGTATTGACGGTATGACGTGGCTTTACCTCCAGATATAACCACACCGCGCTCAGCTCCACCAACTTTGGTCATGTGCCATCCCGAATTCAAAAGGCCAGAACCATACCCAGTTGCAAAACCACTAAATTTCTCTGTTCCAATTCCTATGTCAAATATTCCATTTCCAGTTGTATTAGCCGAATTTGTCAAGACTGCGTATTTGCGACCAATAAAAGCAGCGCCTTCAGTTGATTGCCCACCAAACGTATTTGAGATACTTAGATAGGGATCAGTAGATGTGTCATAAGTTCCGGGTTGTACAAATTGCATTTCACCATCTTTTAACATTACACGATTACTGCCGTTTGCTACTGACATATACCCTGAGTCAATATTAATATCAATTGTGTTACTAGCGTTGTGAATACGACCATGTTGGAATGTAACAACTCCAGTATTAAGGTTAATTTGTAAATTTGAACCAGATAGCGTACCGGTTGTTATATTGTTCGCATTCAAATTGATTACATTTATATTCGCAGCATTGATAGTACCTGCAGTAAGCTTATTAGCATTTAGGTTGGCAATCATGGCGTCCTTAATGACTGCATTATCAATGTAGGTGGCCGCCGTAATATGCAGTTTGTTACCGTATATTGATATTCCTTCAGGAGAGATATTGACAGCATTGATAACACCATCTTTGGAAACCTTAAGATTGATATTGTCGGAAGTTATTTGAACTTCTGAGCTTGAAACCCTAGTATATGGAGTTGATACGGTTCCTCGTTCGATTTTAAGTTCAGCAAAATATGCGCCAGAGCTTTGACCATTGGTAGAACCTTGATTATCTAATCGAACATACGCCTGCGTCTCATCCGAATTGGTAGTAAATGTCGCAGTGTATTTATTTATCCCACTTGGTGACATAATCAAATTTGTCTGCACATTATGAACATAGTCATAGTCTTTTGTAGATGCAAAGGTGCGACCTAGAACATATACATTGGTTCCTTTCACATTAGAACTAGCAAAACCCCAGAAAGTCATGGTGTAGGTTGTATTTGGTATGACGTTAAACTTTGTTGAGCCTGCAGCTGCAGTGTCAGCCATAGCTGTCCCAACACATAAAGTTGCATCAACCGCATTATGATAGAAGTTGTGATGAATTAGATTTAAATTTCTATCTGCAGCTCCCCAGCTCATTAGTGTCCAGCCCGTCAAATCTGACCAATAACCAGAATATGGCAGAATATTTTCGTTTGTAATGTCACCTTGTGATACTTTAGTAGTGATCTGGTTATCCAATTGAGTCATCTTTGACTGATAAGTGTCGTTATCAACCTTTCCACGTACTGTTGTTTGAATGGAATCAATAGTTTGAGAAATGCTAGAAACTGCTGTGACTGTTGCATTATCCAACGGACTTGTGGAATAATCGGTCATAATTGACCCTCGTTCAAGTTTAGGACCAGCAACAATTAGCTTATTAGTATTGTCAGTAGTCCGCTCAAGTCGAGGGCACACATATCCATCGGCAGTAACTACAAACGTAATGAATACTCTCTGCCAAGTACCGTTTAGACTAACGTTTTTAGCACCAATATCAGTATTAATGCTAACCACATTATCAATTCCTCGACAATATAAATTGGATTTACCAGTCCCGCTTTCGTACTTAGCATAAATTGAGAAAGTGTACGTTTCTCCTTTTTTGACAGCCCAGGTCTGAGACAATCCGTCCCAATCTTTGGCGGTGGAAACTGCAGTCATCCCGTTATAAATTTCACCAGTTTTTGTCCAAGAACTATATCGGTTCCATATTCCATTAGGATTGTCAAAGTCACGAGTATCCCGGTATAAGTTGGTTCCCACAGCACTATCCGTCACCTGCTGCTGAACATTTATCAAAGTGCTGCTGAAAGATTTAGCCGTTGCCTGAAGTTGACTAATATCGTGCTTATTAGTGCTATTGTCTGTGTTCAAAGAATCAAAGCTAGCAGATAAAGACTTAGTGGATGCCTGGAGCGTACCAATATCAGTAGTGTGCTTACCCAAAGTATTGTTGACTGTCGTAAACTGTGCCTTAAACCCACTGGAATCGGCTTTCAAGTCGTTAATACTAGTAGCATGACCATCAACCGTAGTTTTAACACTTGATAACGTTGCGTTAATTCCATCAGCGGTAATCTTAATCTGATTCTGCGTCCAGGCCTGGGTGGCATAACCGTTAAGGTCTTTCTGCTCAATTTTCTTGGAAATATCAAGTTGCATACCGTCCACAGTTTGCGAAAGCTTGGAGAAAGCACTCACGGTTGCTGTGTCTTCTGGATTTACTGAGAAATCAGTCGCCACTGACCCCTTTTCAAGTTTCATCCTCCGGAATCTCAAAATCGTAGTCGAGTCATATCCATCAACCTGCCAACTAGTGTAAATAGCTGAAGCGTTATCAGGGACAGTGAAAGTATGGCTGACATGAACAAAATCGTCACTATCGGAAACTAAGATTTCGGATATTCCGGTGTCATAGTTTGCCCATCCTCCAGTGGTCATACGTTGCGATCTAAACCTGACAGCACCTTTGGAGACTGACACATCTCCCTGAATGGTGTATGTTTGACCTCGTTCCAAACCGTGCATTTCATTTGTTATTGGTCCACCGAAACGGTAATACATTTCAGGAGAAGTGGACGGCGGAGCAGTTACTTGGCTGTAGTCTTCAGTTCTAGATAAGAACCCAGATACAGACATGTCACCGATACTCATTTTAACAGGATGACTTGCATCATTATCGTCACCGGTGTTCAGTAACAGGTTAGTTCCAACAGCACTGTCTTGGACTTGTGTCTTGACAGTCATCATCGTGCTATTAAGTTCTGTGGCCGTTTGACGAAGCTGGCTAATATCATTCTTATTAGTCGCATTATCAGTAGTAAGTGTATTGAACCCACTGGTCAATTCTTTGGATGTAGCTTGCAAGGAACTAATATCAGTAGTGTGCTTACCGAGAGTATTGTTAACGGTCGTAAACTGGCCCTTAAATGAACTAGAGTCAGCCTTTAAGTCGTTAATACTGGTTGTCTGACCATCTATCGTCTTTTTAACACTTGACATAGTTGCATTAATTCCATCAGCAGTAACTTTAATCTGATTTTGTGCCCATGTTTGAGTAGCGTAACCGTCCAAATCAGTTTTAGTCAGTTTGGCAGCTAGACCATTCTGTAATTCGGCAATGGTCATAGTCGAACCGTCAGTTAAAGTCTTATAACTCTGACTAACTGCCCCGGCAATTTGTTTGGCATCTTTAGAATCAGCGGCCGCAGAAGAAGCCTGTTTAACTGCAGCACTAGCGTCACTTTGAGCGCCTACTGCTTGACCCAGTGCTTGATTAGCTAATGCATTTGTATCGTCGTACTTGGCCGCAAGCTGGTCAGCCTTATCACTGGCCACTTTAGCTGCATCTGTACTAGCCTTAGCTTCCAGTTCCACTTGGTCAACTTTTGCTTTCACTTCTTCCCCAGTAGAGTCCGACACAGTAAGTACCCATTTACCAGTTCCATCTGCCTGACGCTCGTAAGTCCACAATTCAATTTTATTACCGTTCTGCTTGTACCAGATATCGTTAAATTTAGCTCCGTATGGCGGTTCAGTTGTATCTGTACCATAGATATAGTTACCCGAAGCACCTTGCCGTCCACCTAAGTCAGCAACATATTGTGATAGCTCGCCTCGCCAAGCATAGCTACTACTAGAGATTGAGGTCTGATCTGCTTTAGAAACAGCAGACAAACTGCCATCAAACGTCATAGTATAACCATTATTAGGCACGTTGAACTTGTTTCCTTTAGTATCCTGTAGTGTTAGCCAATCGCCAGCTTCTATTGCAGGATTGCCAAACCAATTCAAACTGAAAGGGTAGAAGGTCAAGCTTTGTAACTGTTGCCATATTGATGCTAAACGATCCATTGTCATCAAATTGTTGGTGAGTTTAATCTGTGATCCTGACGCTGCCCCTACTTGAAGCGTGTTTGTAGTTTCGGTACTCTGACCTGTTGAATCCGTAGTAGTCGTTGTGACCTCACACTGAATACCGCCAATTTTGTATGGTGCTTCATTTTTTGTTAAGCCACCTTGTTCATATTGGCTCGGGTCTAATGTATAATCTGGCTCTGTAATCGTGCGAATTGTTAATTTGCCGTCCCTATCAAACGTTGCAAATCCAGCATAAAATTGAGCAATCATGCCAATTGCATTTCGATACGTTTGACCGGTAATAGCACTCGGTAAGTTAACTTGTACAGGCAAACGACTAATGTCAGTTGTATTGAGTAACACGCCAGCCAAATTTGCAATTTCTGCAATCACACTGGTCATTTTCGCAGGGTAAGTTAACTTAGAAGTGTAGGTACCCTCCAATAGACACATCTGGTCATATGCCTTAATTGTTGTCTCATCGTTGTTTCGGTCCATTTGAATGTCATCTGATACGATAAAAAGACCAAGCGAGCTATACTCATAGCCATTAGATGTTTTTATACCAATCTTAGGCCATACCGTCATGCCAGGTTTAAGTCCTTCAATTAAGTGCGAAAACTTAATTGTCACGCTGTTTTCATAATTCGAGCCAATACCAAACGTATCTCCAGTATAGCCACCTGCGTCATATGAAATGGATGCAATATCTGTCGTTTTATAGTCAATCTTGTTAATTGTGACAACTGCATCCAACGTCCGTTCAGTTGCCTTCCATGCAGCGAGGGCTAAATCAGATTGCTTAATCATTAATTTTCACCCTCCTACTGTTCAATGAAATCCATTGAAACATTTTGCCAAATATAATCTGATGTCACTGGGTTAAGTGTATAAATCGGTGCAGTCCGATCACCAACATAAAATGTTTTGGTCACTACTGCACCTTCTTGTGGGTCTAAATAACTGCAAGAAAAAAACTGTCCAGAGACAGCTTTTAGTATTGTGCTATTCTCGGCCAGTGTTAGCGGCCCCCATTTTACTGTTAACTTGCGTTTGATTGCGACACGGTCTCGATGCAAAAGCCCATTCGCGTCACGTGATGCTTTTGCATCAATATCTTGGATTGCAACTTCTAGGGACTGTGGTGCTTTAACCACTGTCCCACCAATCTTCAGTGAATATGTCAATCGTAATCATCTCCTATAGTCTCAACATGTTTTTACCATTCTTCTGATTTACCGCGTTAATGCCTTTAATAGCAGCATTACCGAACTTCTCATCACCAACTTGCAACGTCAAGTTCACATTGATCGGTTGATTGTTCATGCTGCCGCCAACGTTTGTCATTTGTAAGCCCTGTACAATCGCGTTAACGATGCTTGTTCCAAGCTCGTTAATGCCACCACTATTCATACTCTGTGTACTCGTACTACTTGGCTGACTAGCCAGACTGCTCATATCCATCGACTGAGTTAAAGCTGCGGGCATTTGTAAGCCATCACTGAACGTTTGTCCCATGAAGCTTAGTGCCTGCTTAATCAATTGCATTGACCGTGGAATGTTAGTTAAAGGTAAAACCATTTCCGGCTTATTCTGTTCAGCCACTTCGATCATTTGATGAGCATCAACAAGACCACCATTAGCAAAACGGCGGTGCCCAATCGGTCCACTGTGCAACCAATCAAATTTAGGCGTGCCCCAAATGACTGTATGACCAGCAGCATTGTAATAGTCTGAGTTATTCAGATAAGCCAATACTTGGTCAAATGATGATCTGAAGTTATGATGTCCAGGGAAAGCAAATGCATCAAATGTTGACTTGACATACTGTAGTGGTCCACCTGCAGGATTACCAGCTAGCGAGTTCACATCAGTAATTGTCTGCGTAATATTTCGATTCCCGGTCTCTGACTTAGCCACTTCAATGATATCGTGTTGCATCTTTGACCACCGCGATTTAGGAACTTTAGTCATCTCGAGTGCGCGACTAATCATTGAATGAGTGATTGCACCACCATTTGGTCCTTCGCTCTCGCCGTATTCTTTGAGAATCTTACCGACCCAACTTTTAGCACTATCAACACTAAAATCCACCATACTTTTAGCAACATGTAGCGGATAGCCACCTAAGTCGGTAAATTTAACAAACTTGTTCATAGCAGCTTTCAATACTTTTTCAGGGTGCGTGACATCGTCCCAAATATCACTTGCCGTATCTTTCACACCATCGGCAAAACTGCCTACACTGTCCCCTATACCACTGAACAAATCACCAAAATTCGGCATGCTAAAGTTGAAACTTGGCAAATTGAAGTTACCAATACTTGAAAAGTCAAAATCAAAGTCTCCAATACCACCGGCATAGTGTGGCACCATTGCTGTTACTTTACGAGCCGTTTGTGCCGCATTGAGAATTTGAGTACCTCTCGGAAGATTGACCATCATATTGCGAACGGCTGGGAAAAGACCTGTTCGTCCATTTGGTAACTTGTATGCTTCACGATACTTATCACCAACCTGATCATTAACGATTGCTGGACCACCTTTATGGCGACCACCAGTTGCAAATGAAGGAACACTCCAGTGGCTCAATGACTTTGCTTTGCTGGAGGCGCCTACGTGATTGAGAATCCATTTAATGCCATCGATAACGCCATTAACGGCTTTTCCAATCGTACCAATAATTGCATTAGCAACATCCGCAGAACCCTTTTTTACAGACTTCCAACCAGATGAAAGACCGCCACCAATTTTACCGCCTAAACCACCGGCCCATTTTGCAATTGTTTTACCCGTGCCAGTTCTAAACGAAGCAACCCAATTACCTAACTGAGTACCGGCTCTTAACGCAGCTGTTCTAGAACTCCCCATTCCAGAATTAGTCTTCGAGCCTAAACTTCCAGCCCAACTAGAGACAGTCTTACTTGCGCCAGTTCTAAAGTTATTAACCCATGAACCTAACTTACTACCCGCATTCTTGGCTAATCGTTTGCCATCTTCGACTTTAGTATTAACATTACTACCGATATTTGATGCCCATTTTCGAATACCGACGATTGCACCTTTAGATTTGCTGGTAAACTCAGACGTCCAGTTACCAATCTTTTTACCCGCTTCTTGAGCGGCCTTTTTACCATCAGAAACTTTCTTATGAACACCGTTGCCAATATTCGATGCCCAAGTGTTAACAGTTCTTTTAGCACCGCCAACAAACCCAGTAGTCCAATTACCAATATTCTTTCCTGCTTGTTGGAAATCCTTCTTAGCATTAGTTATATGGGTCCCAACCTTTTTACCAACACTCTTAGCCCAATCGGAGGCTTTACCCGGTAATTTCGATGCCCATTTAAGAATATTCTTACCTGTTTTTGTATCTTTAAGGAACCAGGAAGCAATCGTGCCAACCGGATTAATAATAAAGCCAATTATTTTAGTCCAATTTTTAGAGATCCAATCGATTGAATCTCCAAACCATTTGGTTATATTCTTCCACACAGAATTACAAAAATCTCTAAATTTCTTATTATGTTTGTATAGCGCGACGAATCCAGCAACTAATGCCGCGATAGCCAATACCACTAATGCTACTGGATTCGCGTCCATAACTGCATTCAATGCAGCTTGACCAACAGCAGCCAGTTTAGACCACACAGACCAACTCTTGAGCGCCTTCCAACCATCTGCTAATGCAGCAGCATAATCTGACCACTTCATTTTTGCAAGCGACCATAATGTCTTCACACTGCCAACGGCTTCTTCTAACTTATCAATTCCAGTAATACCCTTGAAAAAGTCTCTGAGAACATGCCCTTTACCACCGATAATAACCGCTTTATCAGCTAAATTCCCCAGTAGTCCTATTCCATTGCTTAATCCTGTCATTGTTACTTTGAATGCAAACATAGTTACTAAGACTTTCGCCATTGCTTCAACGGCCGTATGGTGTTTATCTACCCAACTGGAAATCCCACCTAATGCATCTGCTAACTTCTTAAGCATGCCAACGATAACTCCACCAGTCCACTTTGCTAATGGTTTAAGGAACGAATCCCATATCCATTTAAAGGCTGGCTGTGAAGCTTGAATAATGCTGTGAAACAACTTAAGCGCCGCAGCTAATGTATCGAAGAACGTTGGGATTAAATTAGTAATCGTGTATTTGGCCAATGGTAACAGGATATTTTGATATCCCCAATCCAGGCCGTCCCATACATCTTTGACTACTGGTCTAATCGCTTTTAGCAATCCATCAATCGATTGTAGTAAGGGTGTGAAATTAAGCTTAGAAGCCCACTTAATGGTTGCTCCTGTCATGTCGTTTAACGCACCCAACATGTCATTAACCATACCGAGCAGCGTTTTAAAAATAGATGTACCAACGCCACCATGTTGCCAAGCCTTGTCAAATTGGCCGCCAAGTGCACTAACAGTATTAAAGATGTTTGTGAATATCTTGTAGAGATTTGATGCAATTTTCTCACCCGCACCACTATTCCAAGCATTACGAAATGCTACCGCAATGTTATTCAATACTTTGATGACCTCATTCAGCATATTTAAAATCGACTGAATGAGCTTAGTACCGGTATTACCATGGGTCCACGCATTGTCGAACGCTTTAGCAATATCACCAATAATTCGTGCAACATTAGTAGCTAATTTAATCAGGTTCGCAAAAATACGTTCGCCTAAATTGCCGCCATTCCACGCGTTCCGGAAAGAATTCGCAATGTCGTGGATCAGTTTCAATACATTATTCAGCGAATTGAAAATAGTTTGGACTAGCTTAGTACCACGACCGCCACCACCTTCCCATGCTTGTGAGAACGCTTTGGCAATATCACCAATAATGTTAAGCATGTCTGCTAACAGCTGTAAGATAGCTTCTACTGTCTTCTGACCAGTGCCGTTGTCCCATACATGCATAAACGATCGTCCAACATCGCTGAGCGCTCGTTCAACCTCTTTCAAAGCGTACTTAGCAGCATCCACTACTGATTTACCCTTGGCGTCCCAAGCTGCCTTCATTGGGTCGAACAGCTCACCTAAAATTTTTTGCAGTTTTTTAGCTGCATCAGTTGCGCTGTTGAATGGCTGACCTAATGGTACGCCGAAATTGACACCATCATCACCAGCTCCAGCATCAGTACCATCCATCGATTGCAGTGGCGTACTTTCCGGTGCGTTTTGTGTTGGCGTTGAATCTGGTGCCGTTTGTGTTTCCTGCGGAGTAAAAGTCTCCTTTGGCTTTTTATCATAAGAGTAGTCTTCATCATCATTGCTCTTATCAAGAACATTCAGTTCATCAAAGCCCATTAAAGACTGCATGAGTTCTTTGTTCTTTTTCTTGGTTGCTTCCATGGAAGCCTGAGAACGTTTATTGGCGGCTTCAATTGCCGCGTTAGCAGCACGAACTTTGGCAGCACCTTGTTTGTTCGACTCCGCAATTTGTCGATTAGCCTCACGAACTGAGGCTGCTTGAGCCTGATTTTGCGCCCGAATTTGAGCATTTGCTTCACGAACTGATTTAGCCTGAGCCACATTTTGCTTTCGAATCTCTTCGTTTGCCTTCTTAACAGAAGCAGAAGCTTTGCTAGAAGCGGCAGCCGTGTCATTTAGTGCCTTAGATTGCTCATAAAGTCCCTGAGCACCTTGCCGCGCCTTGGAATAGCTCATACCCGTTAGTGCTGATGTGAACTGTGCCAACCATGATGTCGCTTTAGATAATGACGACATTAATGCATTGACAGCCGGAAGTACAAAGTTGTAAATCGGATAGAATGCTGTCAGTAAATTGACCTTGATTTGATTCAGACTACTTGCAAACTGCGCGTTCGTCTTAAATGCTGTCATCATCCCAGTAGCAAGTTGCGTCAAGCCTTGGTACAGCAACCCAAATACGATTAATTGTGATGGGAGGTATCTCAACTGCTGGGCAATGCCGCCCAGGGCCCCGCTGGTCCGTCTAGCACTAGAAGAGGCTTTGTTCATTGAAGAACTACTACTATTTCCAAAATTGCGTATCCGACTTGTTGCACCTTGAATACCGTTGCTAATGCGACTGAACCAATTAGAAGGCCCCTTACCGGAACCTGATGCTTTATTCATTGCGCTACTTGCCGCACTGCCGAAACGATTATACGAACCTGCCGCTCGTGTAGCAGCCGTCCCGGATTCACCCATCTCAGTATTGAGCTTACCAATTACAGATTTAAGTTCGTCACCACGATCAGAAACATAAGCATAGCTCTTGTTCAGACTATCATTGGAATTAATGAGCTTGTTCATCTTATCGCGTGTGCTCATGATGCTCTTTTCAAGTGCCGTGCTTTGCTTGGTCAGCCGGTCGCTGGCACCCATCGTCTTCATAGAATCCTGAACATCACGATAGGAGCCCTGCAACGCCTTCAACTGACGCCGATAGGTTTCAATTTTAACTTCGTTTTGATCCATAGCTTTAGAAATCTGCCGCAGTGAGTCCGGCACCGCTTTAAATTCTTGTCGCATTGATTGGGCTAGAGCTTTAGATTGGTTTTGATAACGCGTCATCTGAGCTTGAGCGGACGCAACCTGATTATCAATTTTAATTCCTTGCGTCCCATTCTGTTGAGCGGTATTCAAGGACGTTTTTTGATTCATTAAGTCACGCATCTTGGCTTGAGCAGCTCGGGCCTGATCCATCTTTGCATTGATATCACTCAGCATGGCCTGTAAGTCCTGTTTTACCTTAACCCGGCTACCGGTAAACATCTTGCCAGCATTCTGGTTGACCTTGCTAGCCCCGGTAGATGTCGAGCTACTCATTCGTTCGAATGCAGTTTTGATAGTCTCGTTCAAACCGGACAACTGGTCTTGCAACTTTTGAACACCTTTAGAAACATCCATCGACTGCTCGGTCTTGTCCATACCGGACTTCGCACTATCAGCGGTCTTCCCCATCAATTTATCAATCATCGGTTGAACCTTGGCAAATTGTTGTTCCATTTGTTCAGTGTTCACTTTGAATAGCAGTTCAATTTCTTCAAGTTCCACGTTGTTTCCCCCTTCCTATGTAGTTTTTTTGAATTTTCGGGCTGTCTTAATCTTTTGCGATTGCTGCATTAGAAGCAACTGGTCCCGTTTCCATTCAGGAACAGAATCCGACGATGTACTAGTCGCTGTTTTGATAAATGGATAAGCCTCTTCAACCGATGGCATTTTGCTAGGGTCGTTCAAAGCAAATGCCATCATCTCAGCTTGCTTGTGATCCATTACCGCTCTCATTCGCATATCATCTATACGGTTACGATTATTTGCGATTACTTGAACCATGAGTTCACCAAAATCAAGTTCCCAAAAGTGGTCAGAATCAATCCCAGATTGCACGGCCAATGGGTAAATAGCACTTAGCAACTCAGAAACAGTCTGGTAATTATTGCTTAAAGTGTCGTCTCGGTCGTTGGTTCGTTGTCCAGAGTGACTTCCGATTCCGTATTCGTCTTCGAAGCCGAAGCTGTCTTGCCGAAAAAACCAGATTCCTGGAATAAGTCTGTTAGCACTGTAAATAAATCCATTGGGGCATGACCTTCATCAAAATATTTTTCAAAGGCAGCAAAAATGTCGTTATCAGTAACGCCGTGAGTTTGGTTCGAACCTTGCAATACGATAAGCATTTCATTCAATGGTGGCAATTTCATTCCGCCATCCGAACTCATAAAGAGCGACATCATAGATTTACCCAAGCGTTTTTCAATATTCAAAATATCACGGCCTGTTAACTTTAATTCAAGTTGTAATCCACCCATTTCAAACTTCTTAGTTGCTTTCTTTACTGTCATAACGTAGTTCCTCCATTTTTATTATTCGTCTCATATCAGCCTGCTGGCCTACTCGTCTCTTACTCAAGTTAATTATTATCTGGATAAAATGTGACGGTTCTAAGCTCCGGCGCTACTACTGGCCGTTGCAAAGTCCGGTCCGTCCGATACGATAATCGAAATCGTGTATTCAAGTGCTCCGTTGACAGCAACGTTACCCATTTTGACGGTATATGAGCCAGTGAAAGAAGCTGTCATCCCATCAGGATAAGTGACCTTCCATTTATATTGCTTATTGTCACCATTGTGCGTTAAAGCCGTTGCAAAGTTGCTGCCCTTGTACACAAAGGTAAAAGCTAACGTTGATGTATTTTCAATCCCAGGAACTGACTTCTTTTTCGTATCTGATAAATCAGTCACATCAATATTTTCTGGGTCTGAACCCATGTCAGGAACGGTCTTAATACCGCCAATTTCATCAAACTTAGTGCCATCCACTGACATTTCAAGCTTGGTCCCTGTTCCGGCAAGCCCGGCACTAGCGTCTGCAGCAAATCGTTGTAAATCAAATACTGTTAAATTCTTTTTCAATTTCAATCATCCTTTCAACTTTCAAATACGCGGTGACTAGTGTTATCAACAACACCAGTAAATCGTAATACAGTGCGATTCACACCCGCTAAATTGCTATCACCAACATCGCTTGAAAAGCCCATATCACCAAATGATGACATGAGCTTATTCGTGATTGCCGTTGTGCTACCTTCTTTTAAGAAGAGGTCAATTGTGATCGTCCATTCCGTTTGCAACTCTTGCTGATTAGCATCACGAAAATAGGCTTTATGTGCCGTGTTGTATACAGCGATTGGGAACACCGTTAAATTATCTGGGTACGTGGTTGAGACCTGTTTAATTTCCGGTATAGCCGTTAGTGCTTGATACACTACTGACTTCACATTAATAATTACCATCAACTACCCCCTAATTTGTTATGGAGTGCGGCCTCCACACTCTGCTTAATCATCTCTGGTGCCTCACGACTGGCTTGTTTGACGGCGGGGGGTAAAAACTGGCGGGCGGGTTGACCGCTTGTCCGATAGAATGTGTGTCCGTCGATTTCGATTTTAGGCATACCATACAGTTCACTCAGGTCAGTATCAACGTCATCAGCAGGAATGAACCAAGGCGTTTGCCTGTACACTGGTGTAAATCCACCGGGTAAATCTTTTTGCGACTCCTCACCTACTCGTCCAGTACCGAGCTCACGAAATAGCGCTACTGGGTCATCGGACCAGACACGACCGACAATCTTGCCATCACTATCGACAACCTCATATTTAATACTTCGAGCCAACTCACCATTTCCATACTTAACGCTGGATTGAAGTTCTTTGACTGCATAGCCCTCTGCTTTCTCAACAACATCAAAAGTAGCATCCCAGATGGCATCGTGAACCACACTGGGCATTTTTTTGAGCTGAGCTTTCAGCTTATCACTGCCACGCCATTCAACTTCAGCCATCCTATTCGCCTCGTTTACGTTGCTCTAAAGTGATATTTTTATGGGTGCTGAATGTTTGTATCGAATTGATAACGTAATCTGGCTCGCTATCTTTAGTAACATTGACACAAACACCCCAATTTTCTTGTTGACCTTCATTGATCTGATTACCTTGATACTTACCAGATTTAATGTACTTAAGGTCTTTGCCCCAGATTTGCGCATTCACTGAACCGCCAGCAGCTTGAATGTTCATCCTCACTGCAATTGGATTGCTCCATCCCGCCGTAATGACATTACCTTCATCATCGTGGCCTGATTGTTGTTGTCGTAAATAAACAGTTGTCAGGTCTGTTGGTCTAAGGCGCATTAGAATCGCCTCGTTTTCGCGACTCGGTAAGGTGCTAGCGCGGTTTTAATTATGTTAGGTAGTCCCAGTTCAAACGATTGAGAAACGCCGCCTTCTGACCGCGATGCTTCGCCTTCTGTTCCTTGCTCGTTGTACATGATAATGGCAAGCCGTTTTGCCTGAATTAGAATCGGTGTCGAGAGTGAAGACCGGGTATAATCCAAGCACGTTTGAACAGCATCATCAAAGATGTCATCAACCACCGCAGCATCCGGCGTGTCTTTCTTAACACCTAATCGCGTATATAGTCTTGTCAATTGTCCCGCCTTATCTGGTGGGCTTGGTTTAGCCATACGATCATCCTCTATTCTTCGTCGTCTGTTTCTAACTGAGCATTATCGGCAGTTTTCTCGTCCTTCTGCTTATCAAGACAAACAAAAAGCTCATCATTGAACGCGTCTTGCGTAATGCTGAGCTCATCACCTTTTTTATACCGAGTATCTTTATACCGAATTGGGTAATCTTTAACGCGAACCTTCATTATCAATCACCTCTAGGCTAAAACCTGAGCTTGAAATACCTCATCCGCCGCGGCAAACGCTGGAAGCGCAACTGCTGAGGCTTTTTCCCAAGTCCCAATTGGATCATTAGTTTCGGTATAAATCATATCGTAAACATTACCCACAGCGTTAATTTGCGCTGGGCCACTGAATTGTGCTAACTCTTCTGGAGTTGGTCCAAACACTTTATTACCAATCGGGTCATCGTTCATTAAGACAAGTCGATTTTCTGGGAAGTAACGACTCTTGGTAATCTTGCCATCTTTTCCGACTTGGGTATATTTTTGATCATAAGTCCGAAAAATTGGTAAACCTTGTGCCTGCATGAAGGTGTCAAAGTCGGCTTGTCCAAGTGCCCGAGTAGAGTTACCATACACGGCTTGTAGAACTTTGGTATTAGTCGTAATCAATCGATAAATCTTCCGACTAGTTAGCGCCCGGGTTGGTGTAATATCCATCTTATCGCACCAGCGCGTAATATCACCAAGGATATCCGCGTCGCCGTTATCCCATGTAGCAGCTCCAGTCAAAGCTTCCTGATGTTCAGTCGGAACTTGATAATCAAGTTGGACAGCAAGTTTACCACTTTCATCTGGCAAAATAGTCTTACCTGTTGCTAAAACGTCCATAGCGGTCTTTTCAATTCGTGCTAAAACGCCTTGATTGAGCACATCAAAGTCGTTATAAACGTGTTGTTGCAAGTAGCTAGCTTCTGCAGGCGTCCGCGGATTGAGCATCGCATACAAATCTTTTTCTTTAATCTGCATCTTGCGCTTAATCAAAGCCAGTTCGATGGCAGCGCCCGAGGCAGACCGACTGCCAATTTCGGCTTCACTATCAAAAGCCGCATAGGATGCAATCACTGGAATTCGATTTTGACGTTTCAAGATATCAACAGTTAGTGAGTTGACTTTGATTGCTGGGAATAGTTCATCACCTTGCATCGCTGGATACTGCCGATTCAATGAAAAATCGATTAAATCATGTTGCGTGAATAAATCTGAAATTTGAGCCATTTGTTTTCTCCTCCTTTAATTAGGCTTGTGATACGGCGGCGTCCGTATCAGTGAAAGTAATCTTCTTTAATGCCGTGATAGCCTCAGCTGTTGGCGCCACTGGTAAGCGTTGGCCAAATAAATAGCCTTCAACAATCACGCCAACCATTTGAGGACCATGTGTAACGTCCACTTCATTAATCGTGACTCCTTCCGCCTTAGCGTCATTAGTTGGATAAATCGTGCCGGCTGGAATAACTTTATGTCCAAAAGCATCCGTCTTCACCGCGTAACTGGTGTCATCAACCTGCCGTGAGAATGATACGAACTTTTCAGATGCCATGAAATTCTTTTGTTCTACTGTTCCTTTATCAAATACATAGGCCATAATCTAGTACCTCCCTATTTTGTCGCCCATAAACTGGACTTTGCTGGCTTTTGCGAGTTATTTAATTTTTCAGCTGCTGTTGCACCTTCAGATTTATTTGCGGATGTATCAGCACCCGGCAATGTGGTCCCACTGCTTGCGATTCGCTTATCGATTGCTTGCTGTAAGCTCTCTGTAAATGACTTACTGATTGCAGTGTAAGCCGCCTCCACGCCTTTATCATCTGCTAAAACATCATCACCAAAAGCCGCAATCAGCGCTGTCGGCAAATCGTCTGCACCCAGTCGGGCCGTAACTTTAGCTTTATTTTCAACAATAGTTCCATGGCGCTGTGATTCAGCAAGTTGCTTGGTTAATTGGTCTTTATCATAGTTAGCCTTTTCCAAGTCAGTCATCTTGTCGTAATCTTTTTGCTGCTGGGCTTCACTAGCCTGTTTTTCATCATGTGTTTTAATTGCCGAAGCAATCAGCTTATCAACACTTGATTGCCAGTCCTTTTCACTAGCAAACGATTTAAACGGCGTATCTGCCTGATTGTCTTGGTCAGAGTCGTCATTGTTGCTATTTTGATTGGCGTCGGTTGTGTTAGGCGTGCTATCAGCCGTCTGATTGCCACCTTCATCCCCGCCAGTTCCATTATCACCGTCAGCAAACATCTGTAAATTCATCTTTAGTTTGAGTAGCTTTTTCATAATTAAATTCCTCCACGCCCACGCATTTCCGATAACTCAGGCCACAAAAAAAGCACCCCGTGCATTACTCTAAGAGCCCCACACATTGTGCTAAATTGACCGTGGCGTCATTATCAGACCCACGCATGCTATTTAGTTTGAGTAGTTTAGAGACGTGCTCAGGTCATCCATGCTAATCCTGATGGAACATTGTCGAAAGGATCATCGTGGCGGTTTGTATTGCTGTTACTTGATCATATCCTTTATTAAGTGCTTCTTCATAACATGTTAGAAATGCATCCGTCATGAGCTTAAAGCCTTGCTTCGTGTCATCATCAAACGTCAAGCCCTTCATTGCCATCTCGGTGTAACGCATTAAATCCGAATTATCTTTACTCATCGTGTTCTCCTCGTCGTACTAAAAAACGCCCAATCAAAATGATTGAACGCCCTACATTGCAACAATAACGATATCTTGCCATTGGTCACGGATTTTCTTGCCATCAATTACATAATCAAGAATCTCATCAACGTCGTCAGTATCTTTGAAGTGATAATCAAAATCACCATTATCTTTAGAAATGATACGTTTGCCCTCACTGTCAAAGCCAATGTACCACTCAACATCATTGATTTTGATTTGAACCTCCATACGAACATCTAACGCAAATCGAAGTTGCTCCAAAGACTCTAAGTGATCCGAATCAGCTTTTACTCGTCTTACCACCATCTTTATTCACAATCCTTTCTGCAATCGTTAATTTCCGCCCAGGTTCTTCACGCCGGGGAACAATCTTGCCATTTTTCTTTGTAACGCGTAACCAGGGATGCGCGTGTGGCACAATCGTGTGCATTTTAGCATTACCATGGTCGGTAAAATCAATGTCCAGCCGGGCCTTTCCTGTCTTACCATAATATCTTCGTGTAACTAGTTGTCCATCGACATAACGGTCAAAAACTGAGTTGGCTTCCTGTTGATACGGAACACCGTGCACTTCACCAAAATTGTGTACATTGTTCAACGCAAATTGTTCGCGCCGAACCTCGCGCGCTACTTTCAACAGGTTCTGATAACTATCACTGTCATTATACTTCATCGTTTGAAAATCTTCGAATGTTTCGGGTACGTTATCTCCACCTAAAATCCGTTTGTATTCATCATACTGGGTAGTATCATACCGACGATTGCCAACCCGATTATCTAAACTATCGAAAGCCTGCGGACCATGCTTTAAGATTACTGCCTGGCGCCAATCTTGATAAGTAGCATCAGGCTTCAACTTAAGTTTTTCGCCAGTAATTGGATCATTTGCCGTCCGTGGTAGCATGTACTTGCTATCTGACAAATAGATGATCGCAACAGTTCGGCAAAACGGATGCAACGGTGGAAAATTTACGTTTACTTCTGCTTCATTCACATTAAATATTCGCCCATCAATATTTCGACAAATCTTTGACGTTCGCATATCTAGCACAGCAACCAGTTGGTACGTTTTAACACCACGTCTTTTCCATTCATTGAGCTTCGTTTGATTATGAAAGTAGTTGGCTTCTGTTCTAATCAATCGTCGTGTATTGTAGCTGCTAGCTCCAAACTCCTTAGCTAAAGCTTGTACCATGTCACGCTCACGCATACCACTCATCTGCTGAGCCGTGAATAGTTCACTGAGTCGGTCGGCTAGTTGGTCCGTGTTATGCCAAATCCGTTTAGAGTAGTTCTTGCCTTTAAACGGCGCATCTAATGTAGCCTTAACGTACTTCCCTGACAACTCTTTAAACCGTGTTATTGGTTCGTCTGGGTTCACTTTAACTGTTACCATCTCTTTACCCGTTTTAGGGTCAAAGATAGTTCTAGTGTGCATTTTAGGCTGACTATCAGCGCTCACGCCCGGAAGAATGACGTCTTTATCAAAGCCACCTATAATACTCTCGTTAGTTGCCTGATCAAGTGCTTCTTGAATTACCTTGGTATAAAGGTCCGTGGACTTCTCAATCTCAACAGATGCCGCTTGTTTCACCGCAATGTAGCTCTTAGCCTTGAGCTCTTCCAATCTGGTAATACGGCCCTTAGCTGCCATCCGTGATAGATAGTTGGTAACCTGCTTCTTCGACTCTTTATCATTGATATTATCAGCCAGAGCCCGCAACGTTACTAGTTCAGTCGGACTGACTTTCGTGTTAAGAATTTGCTGCGCCTCGGACCCCGTCGTTTTACCATCTGTAAAATATCTTTTATATATCTGTGATACCTCACCAGTCAAATAGTTCTGAGCACGCATGTACGCCCTCGCAATGATAGTCGCTTGTTTGGTTGCAGCATCATGTGATTTCTGTTCGCTCTGAACGGCTCGCAGTTGCCAGTAACTTAACTTGCGTTTGTCATCCGCCACTCCTACACCTCCGAGCTTATAAAATCAAATACAGCAAAATTAAAATGCCTGTAATTGGCTTCCATCCAAGCGAAACTAATCCAAGCATTTTAATTATCACGATCACAAATACACCAATCGTTTTAATGATTTTATTCAATTCTGAGTTAATTGCCCTTCACCACCACTTGCAAATTCTGAGGATATTGTGCTGAAATATCTTGTAGTCCGTGTAATAAGGTCTCACACAGAACTTTGTTATCAGCACTGGGCTCAATCAATCCAATAAACAAGCCACCATTTTCTTTAATAGTGGCGTTAGATAGCTCATTAGTGATGGCTTGACCAAGCACCGAAACAGCAGCACAAACTAGGTCATGGCCCTTAATAGCACTATTCGCGTGGCCCGTTATCTGATAACTCACTACCTGCTTTTTGTTTAAATGAAACGTTGCCAGAATCATCCGCAGTTACCTCCTCGTTATCTGTGGCGGGCTCGCCGCCCATAGCTTTCTGCTGTAGCTTGAGTGCTTTTTCCTTTTCCTGATCCAGCATCTTAATCAACTCTTGCGGGTCATTGGTCCCAGGCAACCACCCGAGTGATACCAATTGCGGAATGACACCTTCAGCATTCTTGATATTGCTAATGACATCCGCCATGTTGACTGGAATATCAGGAACAATATTAATTGTCGCTCCGGAGGCATCTACTGACTGGCCTTTAAACGCTAAAATGTTCTGCATCAGTTGTAGACGCTGGCGAATTCCACGTGTTAAGTATCGCTGCTTAGTCGCTAACAATTGGAGTAAACCGAATAGCTTGTATTTCATAGCTTCACCGCTAATCGTCCCTGCAAAGTTTTCGTCATTCATGTTAGGGACGTAAGACGTTTGATGAATGTCATCCTTAATCGACTTAACAAGTACTTGTAGCTGTGATTCGTCAAAGCTCTTGGTCAACCATTCAACGCTAGCACCCTGGTCGCCTTTACCAGGCGCTTCTAGAATACCGTCCTTCAAGTTAGCTCCTTCACCGTCCTCGCCCTCATCTAGGGTAAAGCCATAGACTACCAGCAAGGCATCCACGAAGTTCTTTTTATCGGTGATACGGTCTGACTGTAATTCGTTATAGGCGTTGATTAGGCTAATCGTTTGCTCAAAATCACCTTGACGCTCTTCGTTATTACGATACTCAATAAGTGGGACACCATTAAAATAATGTTGAATGGCCTTAGGTTTGCTTGCCAAATTAGCATCTGATAGCACTCGTCCTGTCTTGGTTCGATACTGAATAATCCAGTGGGCCGTATAGACAGTAATCAAATAACCCTTAGCATTACCAAGCAGGTCCTTCTTTTCCACGTAGTAAATACCAAACAGCGGATTTTTATCCAACGTGTCATCCGTTACCAGCACACAGCCGCGCGGATCAATTTTTTCAATTGCCAACTCGGTAGTTGCGTCTGACACCTTTTTGATGTATAGCAGCTCATAGGCACACCCAAACACGCTTAAATCTTTCTCCATCTCCGTATTATGCGAATCAATATCCATTTGGTCCTGAGCATCCGTAATGGCTTTAATATCCTTGCCGTTCGCCGGTGAAATGGATACCGGATTACCAGTTGTAAAGCCGGTAATCATGTCAGTAATGTATTTGGCGTGGTTCGTCATTACCTTTTCATCTGCACGATCCAACTTAGCCGCCATCTCAAGATTTCGGCTTAAGATGTGCTGATTACCCTCATAGTAGTGTTCCAACATGTTATAACGGTCAATACGTTGCTGTTGTTGATTGATAGCATAGTTAATTACATCAAAGCTAGGGTTTTCAATATTGCCAGCCAATTCACGGTCAATCGCAACGTTGGACCCGCGCTTCTTGTTCAAATCATACTGCATCCGCTCACCTCCTATCCTCTTAATCCCTTTGGCTTCTTAATTGTCCGTGCCTTGAGCCGTTCGTGTGTGTTATAGACGGCATACCGTAACGCGTCCATTACGTCATCGTTAAGCTTGACGGGTAAGCCCGTAGCCTCATCCCAGACATACTGATAGATTTCATCTAAGAAGGCATCAATCGCTTCTTTGATAACAAAAAAGTGGCCTTGCTTCATGCACTTAGCCACCGACTCGATTCCTGATAAAACCGATTTTTTAGCATTGAACGCCTTGAGCCCTTCACGTTGGAAGCGTGCAACGTGTTCGGGTCTCGCACTATCAGCCCAAAACTTAACATTTCGGCCATAGCGACGCTGAATATCTTTTGCAATCTCTACCCAGTAATCAATCTCTTCAAACTGACGTGTATGTTCTTCAATCAAATAAGTATTGCCAACTCGATCATCAGCCATTACAACAATCGTTCCTTTATGTTCATAGCCCCAGTCGACTCCCGCATAGTAAGTTAAGTCTGCTGGCAATTGAGCCCGTGGAATAATCATTTCGTCCTTATTAAAATCTTTATACACCATACCTTCACCAGATACCCATAGACCGAGTATTGCACGGTCGTAAAACATTCCGGACGGCGTACCCGCTTTTTGATGTTCAACGTATTGTGGGGGCAAAAAGGTATTATCATCGATTGTAAAATGGAAACTAACGGTTCCTGCTTTAGGATCATCGTTATCAATATAGCTGGCTTTCAAGTAGTGAGTCGGAACGTCTGGGTTCGTATCGCAAATAATTCGCGCACCTTGTGCTGAGCACCGATTAAGGATTTCATTGAATACCTCTTCATTAGCAAGGCTAGCTTCGTTAATATACGCCCCAAACGAGGTCATCCCACGAATGGCACCCAGCCCTGCAATGGACCCGGTAAACGTCTGCACAATCTTCACGCCAAAAAGTGTGAAAGAGTTATGTTTGTCAAATTGAAAGTTAATGTCATATTTATTCGTCAGTTCCTGTAATACGTTGTTTTGTAGCGACTTGCTTGAATACCCCGCTAAAATGTACATTGGTTCCTTGACCCCTAATTTGTCAGCAACCTGACGAACACGCCGCAGTTCCATCAAGAAGGCGTCATTATCAACAACAGTTTTACCAGACCGAACAGCACCATAGTTTATCAGTAGTCGCCAGTCCGTCCGCCGCAAGGTTTTCAGCACTTGAATTTGTTTCGGCGTATATAGCTCACTAATTGCCATCGCTATCACCACCTAGGACGTCATCCAATTTATCCAGATATTCAGAAACTTTTGCTTCAGTACTATCGGTTGAGGCATTCATAATGCGAGCTTTAGCCTCCGCAATATCTGCATCAGCTTTAAGCTTGCGAATCTGTTGTTCAACAAGCTTATTGTTATCCGGATAACGCTTCAGTATTTCTTTAGTAGCGCTTATCCGTGTTTTCAAGTCAGCTTCTTTGTGTTTCTCATACACACCGTCAGCAGTGCCAATATAAACCGTTTCTTTAGTTTCGCCTCTAGCGATACTAGTAAGCAACTCAACGGCTTCTGTGGCGTCCATAATACGCTTGGAAGCTATCTCGGCCATTCGCTCATCGATGTAAGATTTAATTCCAACATTTTCCAACAATTTGCTAGATTGTGCCTTTGCATAGTTGCGCGAATAACCAGCTTCAATAGCAGCTTGATAAGCATTTCCAGACTTGATATACTCATCGGCAAACTTTTGCTGTTTGGGCGTTAACTTTCGTGTCATTACATACCACCACACCTCCGTCTAATTGGAATTAGTCATCGTTATTCGACTACGACCCAGTCATCAGCTAGCATATCAGTTTGACTAGCTAACCATGGAACTCGATCCATAGGTGCATTCGGATTGTTCGTGCGTAGCCCAGTCGTGTCAATATAAATGAAATCGTGAGTCATAACCTCATTAAAACGATTATTGGGAGTGTTCAAAGATTCTCCCTTTTTCAATTTAATGAAGATGCCTTTGCCGTTCCAACCTTTACGTGCAACACAATTACCTCGTTTTAATTCTTCAAGCGCTTCTCCAAAATTCATAATTGCTTCCTCCTTATTTTTATCCAAACTAAAAGCGCCATGCTTATTTGCACGACGCTTCTTATCCTTGCACCACTTATCTAGCCGAGCATCGGCCTGCACCCATTCAGGCGGCTCATACCCGTATTTACTTCTTATCATTTTCGCCATGAGGCACCTCGTCATCGATCAGCTTAGCTAGCCGTCTCAACTCATCAAAGCTAATTGACATTGCTACACTGTCTCCACCAACATCATCGGTAGCCAATAAGAAACCACTTGATGGATTAATTGCCAGGCTTAGTTCCTCACCAAAACCATCTTGATAATTAAAGCTTTTTTGCATTGTGCTACCTCCTAATCGTATGTACTAAAAAAGCCTGACGACAGCCAGGCTTATGTATTGTTGTCTCATAAGATGGCGATCCCGTTATTCAACAATACAATTTAATATCATACTATATTTAGTATTATTTGAGTTGCAATACACACTATTTACTTTACTAAAAAGAGCCCAACTAAATGTCAGGCTCCTAAACACAGTCGTTATCAGAAAAACGATTATAGTTTTTGCAACCATGTTTGATTATGTTACCACAGCGCACATGTTTCCGCATGTAATTTGGTGGCCAGATTAATTGCGCCAATTATGTGCTTGGCAGGGATTTGCACCCTACATATACTGGATTTTGTACTCTCCTACTTGTTCTTGGCTTCTTTCAACCTTAGCTTCGGATAGCGTCTACCTATTCCGCCACAAGCACAGCCAATGTAAACAAGACGATGGGAGTTCATGTTATGAAGTTAATTCCAAACACGACTCCAGCCACATCTCAAGCTTTCAGCAGTTTAGTGACTTGCTTGGGTCAATATGATTGGTGTGGGCCAAGTCGCGAACTTATTTCAGATTCGCAACTTCCCCTGCTAACTATATCGCTGGTAGGAGTCGAACCTACATCCCATTGTGGCTTACCAATTAGCCCACAGCGATACTCACATTTAACGGCCGACGTTAAATACGAAGACTAATGCCGGCGGCAGAGAGGAGCGCATCACCCCTTATAAATCCGCCGGCTACACAGATAGCTGGATTTGAACCAACATAGACGGTTTTGGAGACCGCCATCTTGCCAATTAGATCATATCTGCTTAATAGACGGGCCGTCATATCAACTTAATCAAGGAGGCAACACAAACTGTACATCTGTGCCCGTCTAACGTAGCCTGCTGGACTCGAACCAGCGACAACCTGATTAACAGTCAGGTGCTCTACCAACTGAGCTAAGGCCACAATAATAATCAATTAGAGCTATCAGAAAAACGTTTATTTGTCGCCCTAACCAATTATCGATAATACTAATTTACCACCGATTTATTGCTATGGAGTCCGGCTTGAGTTCGGAAAAAGTTCGGTTAAAGTCCGGTTTGAGTTCGGTTTTGATAAATATTCAGATCTTCTAGGTAGTAGCTCTGTGCGAACTGTAGCATTGCCAATGGCTTCCAGCGGTCAAAATACTGCGTCTTGCTGTAGCCAATATCCATGTAGCACATCGTGTCGCTGTAACCTTGCAAATATAGCCGATCTAATATCTCCTGGCACTCATGATCACAACGAGCCATTGCCTGAATAGTCTGTCGGACAATCTGTTCGGCGTACAGGCGGCGTGTAATCTGATCCTCGGCCGAGTTACCAGCTGGGGCCGACTTAGGCATGCCATCCATGCTAGGCGATTTAAGATCAGCGACCGAATGGCCGGACGCCCGAACTGCTTGCGGTAACTTCTTATCCAAGAACCGCCGCACCTGTTTAATTGTTTTCTCCTGGTCAATTGGTGGAAAAATTTCATCTGAAATAACTTGCTGTTCGCCCATCATGCGCCCCTCCGCTTTCGTATGCTATAATTAACTTATTCGGAATTAGTTGTAGCGCGGTCAGCGATGGCAGCGCTTTTTTATGTTATACTTACAACGGTCATTCGAGTGGTCCTGTGACTAGTCGCCTTAATAGGCGGCTTTTTGTTTGCTTCGGCGTGTTGCTTCATGCGCAGGTGCTTCCGTTTAATCGTTGAACGCTTCTTAGTGTGTTTAGGCATCTTCGTCCTCCGTTATTTCATCTATTTCTACTCTAGGATTTCGTTTATCAACGGCAAATTCGTCCTGGAATCCTGTGATGTGCTTTCGATTATCGTTGCCTAAAAGCCCAGCCTTCATAAAGCCGTCCAGCACAAACTTTTTAGCAAACGCGATATTATCCGCATCTTTTCGGTTGTTCTTCGTGTACCACGTAAATTTAAGCTTGCAAGGCCAACTGAATTCAACTCCAGAATTCCGACTAGCCCTGGCATACACACTACATAAGGCCGTGTACCGCTTCTTTAGGTTAGCTGCGGCGTATCTGTTGGCCCGTTCAGCCTTGATGTACTCATTTAAGCTAGGTAGTTCGCCCTTAATCACTACTTTGCTCATACTTTCGGCACCCGGCTAATGTAGTAGCCACAGACAATGCCATTTGAGTAGCTTGCTTGCCTTATCGATCTAGCTGGGGCGCCGATCTTATCACCTAGCAAATCAACTGTTTGTCCAGTAATAATTTCGTTGGGATTGTCGTACTTTTCAGCACGCCAGTAGCCGTTCCGCAACGGCAAACTGTACTTGTGCACTAGATAGCTAACCCGCTGACTAATATAGCCAGTCTCATCGGTCAACGCCCTTATCGTATGGTTACCATCACGATGAGCACGGCGAATATCTCTAATTTGCTCACGTTCTTCAGCTTGGGGATCTGGTAACATACTAGCTAAGTAGGCTTCATCACTGCGTACATTAGTCCCAGGCTTAACCAGTCTAACCGGGAACGGCCATTCACCAGATTTGTAGTTATGTTGCGCGAGCTTAAACATTTCCGGTTCTGGACCGATTGCTAGTGGGTGATCGATATCGGGTAGATCAGCGTTAATTACTAGCACCTGTGTTTCAGTCATGCGCTCACCTCCGTTTGCAATCCTTGTCTAGCTTGCTCTAGATCAATAAAATACTCGGCTGGCTTACCCCAACATTGGGCCAAATCAAAATTTAAGCCATCCCGCTGATATTCAATAATTAAAACCTCAAGTGCAAATAGCTTGTACTCATGAGCGCACACCTCATCTTGTGCACTACCACCGGCCTTTAAATGCCGCTTCATACGCTGCTTAGTCCAATGCAGTGCCGATGATTCATAGGCATGATTAGCGGCTAACTTGACTAATTGATTACCCCAATTCATTTAGCTTCCTCCTGACTGTTCACGAGCGCTAGGAAATCCTCATCACTCATATCGTCCTGCTGGTTATCGCTTGAGTTTGGCTTAGAATCCGCCTGAGAAGCGCCGTTTTGCATCCACTTTGGCGTAACTTCTTTACGGCCGTTTGATGCCTTACCCTTTGGCTTAGGCGGTGTCATATCGTATTCATCCATCCAGCCTCGACCACCCAGCCAATTTTCTAAGCTTTTGGTGTAATACTCACCCGTGCCATGTAGCTTTAAATAAGCCTTATACTCGTTAATCTTAGCAACAATGGTCTCTAAGCTAACCCCCTCAACCTTGGCTGCATAATAAACGTCATAAGCTTTTTGAAAATCACGCTTTTTCGGGTAGATGGACCAAACCTGTTCAGTAAACTCTTGTTGAATGCGATCACGAGGATCACGCGGTTGGGTTTTATTTGTTTTGTTATTATCTGATTTACTCTGTTCTGATATACTATGGGGATTGTCAGTGTTGTTTACTTCGTTTCCAACGTTGGAAACCCCGTTATCAGTATTGGAAACCCGTGGTAAACGATATTTATTAAGAATTGAGCTATCTTTCTTCTGCCGAGAAGCTAATTTATAGTTCTCTTGAATTCGCTTAGACGTTAAGATTTTTTCTTGCTTGAACATCTCAGCGTCGAAAAACCCTACCTCACTTGCTTTTAAAACCACGTCCTGTACTGCGCTTTCCTTGGCACCAATATCATCAGCCACCAAGAACCGCATATCAGCATCCCACGTCATGTAATACCCTTCATCTTGATAAATATTACAGAGCAGGCAGATTAGTACAGCAATCGATTGGTTTCCACAAGCACGCATGATTTTACGAACCTTAATGTCACGCAAAAAATCTACATCTAAGTTGAAATAGTCAATTCCTTTCTTAATTGGACGGGCCATCTCGCACCTCCTGTCCTTATTAATGGGCCTTTCACCCACCTGGTGGATTCAGTCACTGCTGCATTCAAGCCAATTCGAATGTTTATTTCTTATCAAATGCTGCTAGCAATCCTTGTAGCTGACTCTTAGCATCCTCTGCTTGTGCTATTGTCAGGTTCTTCCAATCGTCGTCAGTCCCTTTCCAATCAGGGACAATTTGTTGAATAACCTCATTAGTCACTGATAATGGTGTGCCATTCTTGGTTTGGGTGGCCAGTTCACCAGCAAGGTTAGCAATCTCACTCGTCTGTTTTGAACTAGCAATGATGGTGGTAGGGTCAAAATCTTCATTTACTTCATCGTCAGTTGCGGGCTGTTGCTTGCCAGCTAGTAATAATTTAGCAGCAGTCTTAAATTCAGGTTTCTGCGCGTTTTCAGCTAGCCATTCAATATAGCCACGATTCTCATTCAAGACATCTCCCATGCTCTTGCCTTTGTTTTTACCAAAATTAAGTTTCAAATTAAAGGCTTCATCATAAGTCATGGTTTCATTATTCTCACGTTGGTTAAAGTTCTGCATATCTTCGACATCTTGCGTGAAGACATTTGATAAACTAGCGATGGTCAGTGTGGCATCAACCTGAGCTCGCTTTTTAGCCATTTTCAATACCGTGTTTTTCATTGAAAAGCCATCACGAGAAACGTACTTACTCTCTTTTGTGTTTGCCGAGCCTAATCCCTCAGTTAACTGCATACCACTCTTGTACAGCACGCACTTGACGGTATAGTCGAAATAACCATCCTTGTAGTTTTCAACCTTATCAATGACGTTATACTCACTCGTTACACCCATCAGCATTTGAATTTTCTCAGCTCCGGGCTTCAATAATGTCGGTTTTTGTGTGCCAGGGACAACCCCAAAATCTTGACCATCTTTTAGTTGATGTTGAACCATAGTTTGGAAATTAGAGATAGCCTGTAGTTCGCTAGCCATCTTGTTTTGATCAGTACCCATGATTAGGGATAGACTGTTCGTTTGATTTTCTGCTTTCGCGATTGCTTCACTCATATCGGTTCCTCCTAGTATTTAAACGTGACCTTCTCAGTTGCTGGTTTTTCAGTAATACCAGCGATAATCTCGCCATCTTCCATGACAAACTTGTCACCAACCATGCGACCAGCTTTTTTCAAATCAACTTTATCAATAGACTCCTTGACCTTGATGTATTGGCTCATACCTTGATTACGAAGTGAGTTCAAAACCATCTTTTCGTCATACGCCAACCCAGCCGGGTTCTTGCGAGTTGATACACGGCCATTAGGAGTATCGATTTTGAATTTCTTATCGACTAACCGTTGATCACGTAAATAGTCGGTCAGTAGCCCTTCGAAGTACTCGCGGTTGGCTTGGTTCTTATCAAGCTCCCGGTCGCGCCATGCAATTGCCTGGTCAATATTGTTCTTCGCAACTTGACCAATTTCATCATCATGCGCTTGGATAGCCTTGAGCTTCTTTAACGCCCAGTCAGCTTTCTCCAATGAGTCAATTTTGAAGCCTTCGTTTTCACGTTCTGTCACCGTTCTAAGTTCTTCTTTTAACATTGCATCCATGATTGAAATCCTCCTATTTAATATCCAGCAATGACGCCACTTTCAATCAGCTCTTCCTCAGTAGGCACATCATCACGCCAGCCTTCCGCAGCTTCTTCTTGGTCAACCAGCCAGCTATCGTAGCCGTTCATTTGGCCCACCTCCGTATCAATGCGGCTAATTGTTGTTTAAATGTCTTCTTGGGAGTAGAATAAATACATAATGTTTTTTGCTGAACATTCCAGTTAGCTATGTCGGTGCTACCAACGCCGCCATGGCTTTTTTTGTACCCATGTATTGCATTACTTGTCATGCTTCAAATCCTCCTTGTCAACTCCGAATGCATTGCGTCGATTAAACCAAAGCGCTGAGATTAACCATGTAACTGCTGGCATCCAAATATAGTCAGGTATTACCATTTGCTCACACCTCCTAGCCATTTTCTTGGTTGACTTTATCGATTACTTCCTGCAATTTATCCATTGGAATACCGGCATACTCAGCTTTCTTAGCTAAATCAGTTATCTCGGCGCTAATCTCTTCAGCATATTCACGTGGATAACGTTCAATAACTAGCTGCTGCGCCGGTGTCCGATCATTTGGGTTAATCGCAATAGCGTTCTCAAACTCGGCTTCCATTGCCTCTCGTTCTTGCTGCTCTTTCTTCTGACGCATTAGGGCTGAGAACATATCACCCTTTAGACGCCTGTCATTCTGAAATGACAGCACTCCGAAATTCTCACGAGCACCAGAATAATTAAGCCAAAAATCGTTAATTACATTTGCTAACAACTTCCTAATTTGTGGATCAGTGCTTCTTGATCCACTCTTCAACCGGGACAATTGTCCGGGAGAAACATGCGTCCTATCTGCAATCTGCTGCTGTGTTAGTGTTTTATTTTTACCTAATGCCAATGACAATTGCTCTGCAAACTTGTTCTTCATACCTACACCTCTGTATTTTGGAAAGGGCTTTATATAGCCTTTCCATGTAATTCACTTATAATTTAAATTAATCGGGATGATCTAATAGGTAATCGATCATCTCAGCTGCTGGAATCTGCCAGCCGTTATGGGTATTCACATAATCAATGAAGCCACCCTGTTCAATGTCCAAATCATGACGATGCTTGGTTAAATATCGTGAGGCTCGTTCGGTTGATTTAGTTCCGTATTTATACTTGGCCAAATCTTTAAGCTTCCAAGTACGAATACCACGTTGTGCTTGCTTCCAGGCTTGGAACTTCTCGTATTCTTCTTCGCTAATGAATTGGAATCCCTTTGGAGCCTCATGCCGAATCAATATCGTATCTGACATGTTCGCACCTCCTAATATGAAACTGACATAAGTTGGCTAGCTTGCTCGTTATACTCGGCCGTTACTGCTCGAAATTCAGCATCTAGTGCTTTATCGCTTAGTGCCTCAAACATTACTCTTGGTGTTTCTGGTTTAACCTTTGCTAGTGCATTTATTAATGTAGTTCGTGATAGATGTGTCATTTTGTTTCCTCCGTTCTTTGAAAATTAAATATTTGCTTTTAGTAACTCGAATATTCGACGCGCTTCATCAATGTTGCTCTCGTTAATTTGATAAACATTAGACACACCTAAATGGAACCTTTGGACCATTTCGTGCAACTTCTCTTGCATAACTTCCATTACTCGGTCACCTCCACTGATAATTCATCTGTGGAAACTCCCAATGCACGGGCAAGCTTTTTCGCCGTCTCGTATGTCAAATTAGTACCTGACTCAATTGCGCTGATCGTCGTTTGCGGTACTCCACTTTTATCAGCTAGTGCTGATTGGCTGAGTCCCAGTTTCTGCCGCAATTCTCGAATCCTTAATGTGTAAGTCATTTGGTATCTCCTTTCCAGCCACTAATATATTGGTAACCTGGCCATATAATAACTAATATATCGTTACATGTCAACAATATATTAGTAAATATTTTTGTTATTTACTTTAGAATGAACTTAACAATATATCGTTAGGAGCTCATAACATGAAAACCGATGGAGAATTTGTTTCCGAACATTTAATGGAATTAATAACTCAACAGAACTTAACTATTAATCGTGTTGCAACATTAGCTGGGCTGAACCAGTCGACTGTAAACGCGATGTTTGAAGGGAGAAGTAAGCGTCCAACAATTACTACAATCCGTAAGGTATGTGGCACCCTCGGTATCAGCGTCCACGACTTCTTCGACTTTCCGCCTTACAACGAGGTGGAAAAATAATTTCTATAGACTTCTCACTTAAAAAGGTGGTAAAAAAATGTTAACAGCTACGATTCATTTTTTAGATGGTGAAACACTAACGCTAAACGTCAATGACTTTGTTTGGGGTATTCGCACTGCGCCAATTAATGATCGGCCTAAGAAAGTTTCTAAAAAGAACTGGGAAAAGATAACGTACGATTTTCCTAACAAAGACGAAATTAATGGTCCGTTTGAACTGAACGAACATATTAAGCTAGGATTAGTGCCAAGTATCACCAAACTTCTAAACAACTACACTTTCTTTTTCACTGATGACGACCCTGGCACCGTGTTTGCCAGCTCCAAAGTGGTAAAGATTGTCAGTCATTAACGTTTAATCCGAAGAGTTGCTATTTGCGATAGCGGCTCTTTTACTTTTCATTGGCATCATTTTGTTGCCTCCTTCGACTTTGTATTACTTTTTGCAACTTTTGAAAACAAAAAAAGTGAATCAATTGGTCTCTCAACCCCATCTGATATTTTCTTAGCGACTTTCGGAGATGGTTTTCTTCCGTTTAATATTTGCGATAAATATCCATAAGAAATACCGTTTTTAAGGGAAAAGGACCGTACTGTTTCCCCCTTCAGGCTGATTAGTTTTCTGATTTCATCAGAGTTTTTTACAGGAAGGACTACTGCCATGTCTTTGCCTCCTTTCTTGATTACATAAATTATTATAATCTTTTGTTTTACTTTTTGCAACCACTTATCACGATAATATTTCACTTTTTGCACTCTATTGTTTCACTTTTTGCTATAATCCAATCATAGAAGGGAGTTTGACGCCATGAGTTCAACGGAAAATCTACGTAACGAAGTGTTAAACTTCGGTCCAAAAATCAAAGAAATAAGAAATAAGAAACGTTTTACAGTTAGACAAGCTGCACTACAAGCAGGAATATCTCCATCATTTTGGTCACAAGTAGAAAATAAAAAACGTGAGATTCCCAAACCAAAAACTCTTCAAAAAATGGCAACAGGTCTACGAATTACTGATGATGAAATTTTTAAACTAGCTGGCATTACCAAAGATCAAAATAACTTTCCTACAAAAGGATCTCACTATTATGACTTAACTGAAAAAGATGAAAGAAATATCGATAAGGAACTTGAAGATATGATGAACGGTCTCGACTCCAAACATTCGTTATCATTTTTTCAAAATGGGCAAGAGCTATCTGATCAGGATAAAGAACTACTCAAAGCGTCCATGCGCCAAACATTAGAATTATCCAAACAATTAGCAAAAAGGAAGTTTACTCCCAAAAAGTATCGTAATGGAGAGGAATAATAGGAGCTGGTTATATGGAACGGTGGATTGAAGAAGATATTGACCACTTAACCAACAAGTTTGGGATTCAAAATGCTTTTGGTTTGGCGCGTGACTTGGGCATTAACGTGCAATTCAATAACCTTGGTAGCAATATTTACGGCTACAATAACAACTCGCATCGAATCCCAATGATTGTCATTAATAATACAATTGATGAACGTACACAAAATGGTGTTTGCTATCATGAAATTTTTCATATACGACATCACAAGGGATTTAATACACAGTTTTTTGCAATAAATACGACAAGCTTTTTATCCGATAACAACGAAGTTGAAGCCAATAAATTTATGTTGACCATGTTAAAAGAGGAGTACGGCTGGAGCAAGCAGCAGGATATTTTAAGATTTCTTGACTACTTCCGCCTCCCTCACGAATTATCATCGTTAATGTAGTTTATGCACAGACCAGATAGGAAGTCGATAAAAGCTAGGAGTTGGGACTACTTATAGTTCGGGGAATTATTGTTATTTGGGAATAACATGTTTTGGAGGGATTACTTTGGATATATTTTTTGCATTTATGTTTCTTGTATCTTTAATTGCGTTAGCTTACTTTTCAATTCGTGGGGGAATTCATCATTTCACAAAAACAGGTGTTAATCGTCCATACAAAAAATACACCTTAATCTCAGTAGGACTAACAATCCTATTCTTAGCATTAACGGCTTGGGCCGCTCCTTCTGGCACAACAAGATCGAGTGCATCACAGTCAGATACAGTCTCAAGTAGCAAAGCGAAGAAAAGTTCAGCAAAAGATGCATCGAAAAGAAAGGCTAGTATCAGTAAAGCTAACTCTATTAAAGAGAAGGATTCATCTGAAAGCGCCCTATCAAGCAGCAAAGAAGAATCTGCAAGTATTGCTGCCTCCAAGTCTGAATCCAAAGAGAATTCAGAGAGTATGGCTAGTTCTGAATCCGAAGCAAGCAAAAAGCAGTCTGAGGCAGAAAGCTCTTCAATAGCTAAAGCCAGTTCAGAATCATTAGCTGCTAGCACATCATCCGCTAAAAAAGCGAGCGAAACAAGTACTACAGACAATGCTTCTTATACACAAAACGGTGATTGGACTACTGCTGCTTCTGGCATGGTTTTTGTTTCAGACTCCAATAAGTACTACACCAGCGTTAAGAATCCAGGTAATTACCAATATATGACCCAGAGTGCTGCTGATAATTCCGGCGCCAAGCCAGCACCACGGGGCAATCAATACGCAAGACCATAA